GGCAGATAAAGCAGGTAAGTCTCTTGCAGACAAAGCAAAAAAGTCTGGTGTTTCTGTAGGTACATTACGTAAAGTTTTTAATAGAGGAAAAGCAGCATGGAAAACTGGTCATAGGCCAGGCACAACTCCAGATCAATGGGGACATGCAAGAGTTAATGCATTCATCGTTAAGAAGAAACGCGGTGGACTTAATCACGATAAGGATCTAGCATAATGAAAAGGATCTCTAAAATATATCGAGAACTAAAAGAGTTTCATGCAAAAGGTATGGAACCTAAGACTCGTAAACCACAAACAAAGAGTTCAACAAAATCTCAACTCGGAGATATTAGTAAACGTGCTGATTCTTTTAAAATTGTTAGAGGTAAAAGAACTACTGCATCAATGAGGAATAGTGCAGGGTTAAAAAAATACGGTGAAGAAAATAAACAGAAGGTAATTACACCTAAGATGCAGAGACGTGCACTTGCAAGTCCTGCTGCAAAGGCAAAACCTAAAAGTCAAGTCACTCTAAAGAAAGCACCTTGGGATAAAAAGAACGAAGCATTTGATTTCAAAGTAAACATAGATGGATTTCCAGAAATGTTTATGTCTGGTAACTCACCAAGTGAAGTTAAAGCAAACTTACGCAAGTTAGTAAAACAACCATCAATGATCAAAGGTGTGGATCGGGTAACAGCACATGATAAGAAAAAACATCACCGTGACAAAATGAAAGAATCTGTGGATCTCGATGAAGGTAAAATGAAACAACTTCACATGTATATGGATCAAGGTAAATCTGCTGCATGGATTGCATCAAAAATGAAGTTGGATCTAAAGACTGTAAAAGCATTAATGGGTGAAGGTACTATGGGTGATATGCCAGAAGAGGGTACACCAGAGGCAACACAAAAAGCAAAAAGTATGACGCCAGGACAAGAAGGTGTTATGGACTTTTTACGTAATGTTGGTAATAAAGTAATGGGTAATAAACCCACTGCAAATCAAACAAGACAAAAAGTTAACACCAACAGAGGTAGTACATCTGGTCAACAAAACAGTCTTGCGAGTCGTATAAACTTCGGAGGCAAATATGGGAACAAGTGAGACATTTAAAAATTTTACTGCAGAACATATAGATGACGTATGTGAGTCATGTGATTTATACGATGACTTAGAATTAGTAGAGTCTGAGTATCAGGGTAAGAAGGTTACACTAAACAATCCAACTCGTGGTGGTAGTAAGAAGTTTTATGTTTATGTCAAGAATGAGAAAGGAAATGTTGTAAAGGTATCTTTCGGAGATCCCAACATGGAAATTAAACGCGATGATCCTGCTAGACGGAAATCATTCCGAGCAAGACACAACTGCGACAATCCAGGCCCAAAATGGAAGGCGAGGTACTGGTCATGTTGGCAGTGGAGATCAGGAGCGAAAGTGGATAATTAAGGATTGATAAATGGCGACAAAGGTAAGTGAAAATACCGAGGTAGCATTACCACTTCGTAATATAATTAGTATGATTGCAGGTGCATCAATTGCAACATGGGCATACTTTGGTATTGTAGAAAGATTAAATCAAATTGAAACTAACCAGACTATGATGAAGGCTGACTTAGAAATGAATACTGAATTCAGAATTAAGTGGCCACGAGGTGAAATGGGATCTCTACCTGCAGACAGTGAACAATTTATGTTAATTGAACACTTAGCAAATGAACTTGAGAAACTAACAGACGAAATCGAAAACGGTCAAGCACCGTTTGACCAACAACAGAAACTAACATTAGAGTTTTATGAGAAGCGAATAAACCAACTTGAAGAAGCACACGAAAAGATACGTAACGATATAATGGACATGGTACACGAAATGAACGGCATGAAACCCAGTGCAAGTAATGGACATTAAAGATGGTAATAGAAGCATTCATTCTTTTAATGTGGTTCGGAAACCCGATGGAGTTAAAAGAGTATACAGTTCGTGATGGATTAGGTGATTGTTTAAAAGCAAAAAGAACTATTGAAAGAACCTTGCGAGGCGGTAAGTCTAGCGAATATACAGGTTCTGTTCGACTGGGATGTAAAGAACTCAAGGTAGAAGTTAGTGATGATGGTCTGTACATCATAAGAAATTTTGTTGATGCAGATCCTAAACAATTAAACCCATAAGAAAGAAAAAAAATGGCAGAGAACACAGGTAAAAGATTAGATCGTATCGAGGAGAAACTCGATAAGATGGGTGAGGTACTTGTGTCTCTTGCTCGATTTGAAGAAAAGATGGATAACTATAATGATTATAGGGAAAAGTCTTGGGAACGGATGAACAAGTTTTCATCCAAACTAGATGATATCGAAAAGAAAGTTGATGATAACGCACGTACCGTCAACATTATAAATAAAATCGTATACGCAGCAGTTATCGCTGCTGTTGGGACTTATGTTGCCCATATGTTAGTGTAGGAGAAAACTATGTTTAAGAACATTTTTAGAGAGTGGGCCACTCCAAAACAGGTCTCAGAAGAAAAAGATATGAGTGAAATGTGTTGTAAGAATTGTGGAGATATGTATGGTAAACCCACAAAAGAAAATCGTTCATGCCAATACAATGCTTACAATAAAGAAGGTAAGAATTGGATCAAAAAAGAAAACTATCATGAAGCAATGGATCCTGTAGATAAAAAAGAATTAAAAGGTAAACACAAGGATCGCAAAGACAAAGACATCGACAATGATGGTGATGTCGATTCTAGTGACAAGTATTTACATAAACGTAGGAAAGCAGTTTCTAAAGCAATGAAAAAAGGTAAAAACAAAGAAGGTGATGTAGAAATGAATCCTAAGTTAGACAAAGGTTCAAAGGAGAATTCATTGGAACAAAAAGAATCTACTATTCGTGAAAAACTCCTTGCAGTGTTAGAAAATAAACAGACCAAAGGTGCAACTAAACCTGAAACTATGGATGACAAGTTAAAAGGTAAAGGTGCCAAGGATATGGTTAACCAACCAAAAGAGATTGATGACACTGAGGAAAAAGGTCATGATGATGCATCAAAGGCAGGTAGAGTTACTAAACCTGCAAAACCTCGCAACGGTGGTGACCAAGTTAGATCTGGTGACCAAAGTATTGTCAACAAAGTTGTTGACGCATTAAAAGGAATGAAGTAATGATAAAACCTCCTTCATGGAAAAAGGACGCAGTCCCTACACCAAAAGGGTGGAGACATCCAAAGACTGGTGAACTCTTACTACCTAAAAAATTGTCAGAAGCAGATATTGCAGAATACATGGGTGCACCTGCACCTGTTACTCTTACAGAAGCACCTACTACCGCAGAAGAACATGCAGAAGAACATGTAGAACCAATTGAAGTAGATGAAGATGATCTAGAAGATATGACAAAATTAGAACTTGAAGAGATTGGTAGAGAACACGGTGTCGAGTTAGATCGCAGACAAAAGAAGTCAACCTTGATAGGTAAAGTTAAAAACTTAATGTCATAATATATAAGTTTGTAATGGACAATTTGACTGAATCTAATTTGCTGTTGTATGCAGCAAAACATTATTATAACCCTCGGTTCTCAGACATAGATGAGTTCTATGAGGATTTGAAACGATTTAAATATGTAAAGCGTTTGGTAAATCGATATCTAGATGATAAAGATCTTGCTGAACGCTTAATTTTAAATCACTTGATTGTTATATTCAATGCATTTGGGATCGAACCATCGATCAATATGTTAAAAGTAAAATTAGACGAAAGGCACTGGCCAGTAATAAAACCATTTTTAATTTTTTTAAAATATATTAGTTATGAAGATCTGGTCGGAATCAATATGGATGAGAAGGTTATAAAAGAACTGAGGAAAATCTAATGGGACTGTTAAAGAAGGCAGCAGATACAGTATACGCTTTTCGTTTTATTCGTATGTTAGTACTAGACTGGAAAGACTGGGACGCATATAAAATGGGCATTATAGATGAAGATGGTAAGCGTGTCAAGAGTGTTAAAATTGATAACTTGGAAAAGAGTTCTGTTTGGACTCCTTTCATTCGCCTGTGCGCTAACATTAAAAGGCTCGTATCAAAAGCACCAGGCGGAGGATCACGACTTGGAAGTTTTGCGGCAGCGCTCTTTCTTATCAAAGAAAAGACTGGAATGACTGACAAGGAACTTAAACAGATCTGTGAAAAGTTAAATATAGAAACTTTAGATTTTTTGAATGAACGAAGTGAATGGTTTGTATTAGAAGATAAAGAACTTTCATCTGGAGTTTATAGAATAAGAGAATCAAAAGTATTGAATAGCACAATAGAAGAAATGTGCAATGCAAAGGATCAAATACGTATTTCGAAAGAGTCCTATCCTGTTGGTAATGTGTTTGGTGTAGATGTATATGAAGCGACTCATGTAAGAACTAATCAAAAGATATACGTTACTATCGGAGAAATATACAAATGACAGCTTCAAATCCACGTATAGGAAAACTTATTAATAAAATAAAAAATTCTGGTGTCGCACCAAAGGGTACGTCTATGTCTAAGGAAGGTAATGGTCTTTGGGCAAATATCTGGGCAAAAAGACGTAGAGGTGAGAAGATGCGTAAGAAAGGTGAGAAAGGTGCGCCAACAGCGGATCAGATCAAACGAGCGCAGGGAGAGGCAGTATCACCTGCACAACAAGCGGCAATCGCAATCTCTAAAAAAGAGAGAGGTGAGAAACCAAAAGTAAACGAACTGTCTATGAGTGCGAGAGATATTAAAAAGTCTGGTCTTAGAAAAACTACTGATACAGAGAAACTCAAAAAAGAATTAGAACAACTAAAAAAACTTTTAAAACAAAAAAATATAAAGATAAGAACAGAAGCATTCATGTCACGTAGGCCAGGCAATCAGATGGCAGACTTGTATAAACTATACACATTGGCAATCAAAGCAATGCCTGGATCTCCAAAACAAAAAGAACTCAAGAAGAGAATTGCTGCACTGAGAAAAGAACTCAAGTTAGATGAAGATGTTCCTACTGTTAGTACCGCAAATATTCCAAACCCTGCAGATACTGTGATGGGCCCAAGGAAGAAAAAGAAAAAACATACACAGTTGATTCACGATAAGAGATATAAAAATAAACATGAACAACCTGTATTATTAAAAAGATTTCGTGATTACTACGATGCAAAAGGAATAGGTGGATGAGTCGTACTAGAGACATTGCACAGTTTCTTGGAAAGACAGAAGCAAATAACACAGGTAACATTAGACTACTAAAAGTTGGTGATGCTGTTGCGTCTGATGAAGAAACACTTGCAGACATCACAGTTGATGGTGGTGGTAATGTTGATAGGGTTCTTGCAGGTTCTGTATCAGTGGGTGATGCTGTTATACTAACTCCAGAAAACTTTGTAAAAAAAGTCGGTCAACCATTTGAACGACACGAAATTTTACACACTTTCCTTTTAGATAGTGATGGTAATGCAGGCGATCCATACGTACCATATGGTTATCAAGGTTACTCTCCGCAAATCTTTTATCTTGGTTATAGTAAAATTATGTTTGTAGGAGTTACAGGTACTTCTGGTAGAGGTACTTTGTTTGCACAGATGGCTAGACTAGATCCCACTGGTCATAGAATAGAGAAAATAGGGCCTATTCGAGTTATGCAGTCTAGTTATTTTACTAGTAGCACTTCTTATGGGGGAGCAATGTCTGACAATTACTGTGCAGTTCAAGGAGAAAATAATAGAATTCATGTGGGCGCTGGGTATGAATACCATAACTCTACTAACAATTTTGATCGTCTTTACATATATACAGTTTATCCAGAAGATGTTGAAGATTCAGAAAACTTAACCATATTATCGGGAACAACACAATCTCCTAGTTCTGGAACTCCAAGTAACACATATCGAAAAGTTTGTAGCTCGGTATTTGGTCATTATACACTACAATCACAAAATTCTTCTTCTTATGGAGGAAGTTTTTGGTTCTATAGAAGTAGTCATAGTGACCAAGCGTTCTGTACTTTTGTAACTAGTGGAGACACAGTAAATATTGTAAACGCCAATAATTACTCTACTTCTGTAGGACGATTTGATCAGTTTAACTATGCACAGAGACCTTGGTATAATGCTAAAGCGGATAAATGGGTATGCCTTGGTCTTAATAATAGTACTGGAAATTATCAACTACAGACATTTGAAATGAAAGGGCCAGGTAATTCAGGTAGTTACTACATGAATTACAACACTCCTCTCATAAGTGATACTGAGACAAACAATCAGTGGGGAAGAGCAGGATGTTATGACTCTAGTGCAGGTCTCAGTATAGTTGCATACAGAGATAACAATAACGTTGGAAAATTAAGAACTGTTAATTCAGTAAGCAACATCAATACAGACCCCACAATTGGAAATGCATATGAATTTACTGGAACATTAAACGGTGACGTACAGTTATTTCACGATAAGGCAGTCCAGAAAAATGCCGTTTTATTTACCGATTATAATTCAAATCCAGATAGAGCAAGGATAAGATGGTTCACTGCAGATAGTGATGGAACAATATCTTTAGAAGATAGCACTCATACCATGATAGGTGATTCTGCTTGGACAGCTAATCAAAGTTATAGTATGACTGTAAATAAGTTAGACGATTTTGATACATGTATTCTTACTAGACTTAAATATTGGACACCCGATTTTCCAGGCAGATCTGTTTGGCCAAGCAATGCATACTTGCAAGGTATGCAAATATTCCATCCTGAAAGAAGACAAGCAACAAATTTAACTAGCACTGGCGCAAACTACTTGGGCATTGCACAACAAGCAGGGGACAGTGGAGATACAATTAATATAAAAATTCATGGTGCTATAGACACTAACCAAGTTGGTCTTGTACCAAACACTACATACTATTTGAATGAAATAAATGGTGACTTAGAACCAAATACAAATAATGGAAGTATTAGAGCAGGTTATGCAGTTGCTGCAAACCAATTAAAAATACTCACTCAATCAGGAGAATCTGCTTAATATGGCAAATGGAACAGCGAAACAACAAGTATTGGATAAGTATTGGTCAGATGATGATGGTACTGCCAGTGATACATGGGACATGCTAAATTTAGATTCAGTGTTTTTTGGATTAGATCATATGATGTTATCATATGCTTTAGAAACAAGTGTAGAAGAAGCAAAAGCAAATTTTCAAAGAATACTTAGTAGTCATGATTCAGCAGATGAATATTGGGCAGAGAATACCATGCAATGTTATAAAGACTATCGTAATTTAGCGGCAATAGAAAATGAAGGAAACGATGAATTGATAATTAAACTAGATCGTTTTGTAGACGAAGCGTATGGTTTGACTGGAATACCTCGATTATAAAATAGAAAGGAATATCATGTTAAGTTTATTAGGATCTTTAATCGGGTTTGGTGGATCTGCACTTCCTGCAGTCCTAGATGCTTTTAAAGCAAAGGGTGATCGCAAACACGAAATAGAAAAAATGAAAGTCATGGCCGAGTTGAAACAACAAGGTATGGACTTTGATATGCAGATGTATGATAAGATGGGTGCAGATAAAGAACATGCACGACTAATCGCACACGACACTGCAATCATGCAATCAACTGGATGGACATCCGTATTACAGAAATCTGTGAGACCAGTGATCACATATGCTTTCTTTGGGTTATTCGCTGCAATAGAAATTACATTGTTGATGAATGCATTAGAAGTTGGTACACCATTTGATCAAGCAATACAGTTACTATGGGATGAAGATACAAAGGCAATCTTTGCTGCAATCATATCATTTTGGTTTGGATCTAGAGCGGTAGAAAAAGCACGATCTAGATAATTTTTTTTAAAAAAATCTACATATTGTGGGTTTACAAAAACTTAAAAATGATATATAATATCACCATCTGAAAAAACAATCAATTAAAGGAATCGTAGTATGCAAAACCGATTTGCAGACACACGTGCGTTTTTGTCTGAGACAAAGTTCTATGACGGTTATTCGAGATTCAAGGACGAAGAGAATAACTATGAGACTTGGGATGAAGCGGTAGATCGTGTGCTATCAATGCACGAAAATACATATTCAAATAAATTAAATAAATTACAAAGTTACATCGAAGAAGCAAGAGTTGCTTATAAAGAAAAGAGAGTACTAGGTGCTCAACGTGCATTGCAGTTCGGTGGTGATCAGTTAATGAAACATCAGATGAGGATGTATAACTGTACATCATCTTATGCAGATCGTCCAGAGTTCTTTGGAGAGTATTTCTATATTCTACTATGTGGTGCAGGTGCAGGTTTTTCCGTACAGAACCATCACGTTGCAAAACTACCAAAGATCCAACAGAGAACGAAGCAAGCAAAAGGTTACATCGTAGAAGATTCCATTGAGGGTTGGGCATCCGCACTAGATGTGTTGATGTCTTCTTATTTTGTAGGAGGTGGTAAACATCCAGACTACGAAGGTCGTAGAGTATTCTTTGATCTGTCTCAGATTCGTCCAAAGGGTGCAAAGATCTCTGGTGGATTCAAGGCGCCTGGGCCTGAAGGTTTACGCAGAACACTAGACAAGATTGAACACATGTTACAAGGTCTAGTCATGGATGCAAAAGAACCTATTGACATGCGTCCTATTACAGTCTATGATATTGCGATGCACGCCGCAGATGCAGTGTTGTCTGGTGGTGTTCGAAGATCTGCAACGATTTGTTTGTTCTCTCCAGAAGATGAAGAAATGATGACTGCAAAAACTGGTAACTGGTTTATGGATAATCCACAACGCGGTAGATCTAATAACTCTGCAGTGATTGTCCGAGACGAAGCAACACCAGAAATGTTCAAGAGTATAATGGAGTCGGTTAAGTCATTTGGAGAACCAGGCTTCTACTTCACAACATCAAAAGAACACACAACAAATCCATGTGTGGAGATTGGGATGTTTCCACAATACAATGGCAAGTCAGGTTGGCAAGGTTGTAACTTGACAGAAATCAATGGTGGTATGTGCACAAGTGAAGAGTCATTCTTACAAGCGTGTCGTGCTGCTGCAATTCTGGGTACTATGCAAGCAGGGTACACAGATTTTAAATTTATCTCAGATACATCAAAGAAAATATTTGATCGTGAGGCACTATTGGGTGTGTCCATTACAGGATGGATGAATAACCCAAATATACTTTTTGATGAGAAGATCCTGAAGAAAGGGGCGAACATTGTCAAAAAGGTTAATAAAGAAGTTGCTGCTATTATTGGTATTAACCCTGCTGCTCGTACTACTTGTGTAAAACCATCTGGTAACGCATCAGTACTACTACAGACTGCATCAGGTATCCACGCAGAACATTCACCAATGTATATTCGAAACATTCAGATGAATAAAGAATCAGAAATCACACAGGCGATTGCGAAGTCCAATCCGTTCATGGTCGAGGAATCAGTGTGGTCTGCAGGTGGGACAGACGTAGTTGTGTCTTTCCCAATTGTGCCAAAGAAAGGTTCTATGTTCAAAGATGATCTTTACGGTGTAAAACACCTAGAACTCGTTAAGAAAGCACAAAAGTATTGGGTCGTTGCAGGTACAAATGAAGACCTATGTGCAGACGAAGGTATACACCACAACGTATCAAACACAATCATAGTAGACGATTGGGATGAAGTAGAGAAGTACGTATATAAAAATCGTTACTCTTTTTCAGGCATTTCATTCCTATCTCCAACAGGTGACAAGGACTATAACCAAGCACCTAATACACAAGTCATAGACGCAAAACAAATGGTTGCGAAGTATGACCAAGGTGCAATCTTTGCATCTGGTATGGTTGTTGATGCACTAAAAGTCTATGACAATCTATGGACTGCCTGTTCTACCGCAATGGGTATGGGTGAAGATCTTTCAGTAGAGTCATCAGAAAACTCTGCAAAGAAAGACTGGGTTCGTAGGTTCGAAAGATTTGCACAAAACTATCTTGATGGTGATATGAAGAAAACTGAGTATTGTCTGAAAGATGCGTATCTACTCCATAAGTGGGAAAAGATACAAAGTAATCTAAAACCAGTAGAATGGGAAAATGATCTCACAGAAAAAGTATATACAGATGTAGATACTCTCGCAGCTGCCGCATGTGCAGGTGGTGCATGTGAAATCGACTTCTGATTATATCACCCCATGCAGATCTATTTGCAGACTAGTTGAAAATGTTTGCGTTGGTTGTGGAAGAACCAAGAAAGAGATTTCTGAATGGGGTGGATACCATTACTATCAGAGGATGAAGATTATGAAAAGACTTGGGTACGGAACAAGAAAAGGCAAAAGAAGCAGTGGAAAAAGAATACCGAATAGAATGTGAAGATTGTGAGTCAGTTACAATAGTATTAGTAGAGGATGGGGAGAAACCCAAGTATTGCCCAATGTGTGGATACAGACATGCAGAGGTAGAGGACATTACTGAACCAGATACATAAGTGTATGTGGTACTATAATGGAAAAGAATTTAATGAGACCCCTGAAGATTTTCAGGGGTTCGTTTACATGATTACAGATATAAATACTGGTAGAAAATATATCGGTAAAAAGAACTTCTGGAAACCAAAGATACTTCCCAAAACAAAAACAAGAAAGAGAAGAGTCAGGACTAGAATAGAGTCTGATTGGAGAACTTACTTTGGGTCGAGTGAAGAAGTTAAGTTACTAGTAGAGGAACGTGCCGATGATTTTAAAAGAGAAATTTTGAGACTATGTAAGTCGAAAGGTGAGATGACATATTTTGAAATGAAAGAACAATTTGACAGAGACGTATTATTCCGAGAAGATTATTACAATGAGTTTATTGGTGGTAAGATTCATAGTAAACATTTAAAGGGAATATCAGATGTATGAATACAAAGCAAAAATTGTGAAGATAGTTGATGGCGACACGGTTGATGTTGACATTGATCTTGGTTTTGGAGTGTGGTTAAAGAACGAGCGTGTACGTATCATGGGTATCGATACACCAGAGTCTAGGACACGAGATAAGGTAGAAAAGATATTTGGACTGGCCGCAAAAGATCGCGTAGAAGAATTAATAAAGAAAGATACAATTCTTAAAACATTTGCTGCAAAAGATGGTGAAGATATGAAGGGTAAGTTTGGTCGTATCCTTGGTGACTTTATAGTCGGTGAAAAAATGCTTACGGAGATCCTGATAGAAGAAGGACATGCAGTAAAGTATTATGGTCAGAACAAAGCAGATGTTGAACGTGGTCACATGTCTAATCGCAACAAACTTATGAACGAGGGTGTTGTGAGTGCAAAGGAAGTTCAAGAAGCAGCAGGTTGACAAACCTATTGTAATGTGGTATAATTGTGTAAACAATTAAAAGGTGAATTATGATTATTGTAGATTATGGTGGACTGTCTGCCGCAAATGTCGCAATCAATAAAGAGAACGATGAGAATATGATTCGACATATGATCATCAACTCTTTGCGGTTGTATCGTAATGCGTACAAAGAAGAGTTCGGTGAACTAGTCATTGCCTGTGATGGTAAAGACAACTGGCGCAAAAAGTATTACAAACAATATAAAGCGAATCGAAAGAAAGCACGTGACAAGTCTGGTTTAGATTGGAACGAAGCATTCCGTATTATCAATAAGGTTCGTGATGAGATCCGAGATAACTTTCCTTACAAAGTAATCCACGTTGAGGAATGTGAAGCAGATGATATTATTGGCACACTCTGTAAGAACACACAAGAGTTCGGTGAGTACGAAGATGTAATGATTGTGTCTGCAGACAAAGACTTCTTACAACTGCAGAGATATAATAACGTGCGTCAGTACTCGCCTCTATTGAAAAAAGAATACAGAGAATCAAACCCA